ACTTTTGATTTTTATGATTTAGGTGATAAATTGGCTACCGGGTTTTTTGATTTGTTAGATACATTCCTGGATGCTTGTAAAAAAATATTTACGTTAGACTGGTGGATCAGTAAAATTAATAAAGATTATTCACCCAAACAAAAGTCTGTTGAAGAAGCAGGGGCAGGAAAACCTGCAACAGGCTCAGAAGAAAAGCCTAGAGCACCTGGCGAACCTATAGCAGGTGATTTAATTGATGATGGAGATAGAATGCTTATTGCTGGTAAAGACAGAGTTACATTCAGAAAAGATGATGAAATTCTTGCTATTCGCAAGGGTGGCCCAATTGATAAAATATTTACTGCAGCATTCAACACACAAACTAGTGAACTAAGATCCTCATTTGAAGGCATGTCAACAGCTGTAGCTAAGGAAATGTCTAAAAATACAACAAGATTAGAAGCGCTTGTCAATTACGTTAAGCTTCAGAATGAATATTTAGCAAACATTTCTAAGAGTAATCAGAGTATAGCCGATACACCTACACAAGCTGTAAATCTTGTAAATCAGTCCGTTAAGAATAACGTTAATATAGATACATTCACCTCAACAACCTACAGGTCTAAATTAGGGCGCGCCCCTGTAATGGTAACTTAAATATTTAAATGGCAACTAGCCTTTTTAACGTGGATGCAACCGGTACTCCCGGTTTTGGTGTAGGGTTAAATAATGCATTTATATCTACAACAAATTCAAGCCCTGCTAATTCAACATTAGGAGGTGCTTCAAAAACAAAATCTATCTATACTACAGTTCAAAGCAAGCCACCAGTACTACGGCCCAGCACAAATAGACCAATTGATATAGTCAGAGAGTTTCCCTGGACGTATTCAAAACCTGGAAGTCAAAATAATGAAGCATCTAGATTTCAAGTTCCTACTATTATTTTAAACGAAAAAAGGTTAAAAACTAACTCTCTCGTTTCTCAGATAGCTTCTTCTGCTGGCGGTGCTATACAAGGAATTCAAAACATAGGCAATTACTTCAATAAAGTAGGCATTGGTAATAATGTGTCTTCTTTTTTATCTACTCTGCAATCTATTGCCAATCAAACAATACAACAAGGTCAGAATATCCCTATACTTGGCAATGTAATATCTGATATAAAAAATTTAACACAAGATGATAATCCACGCATGAATGATGACATGCTCAAAGCATATAAAGATTTGTATTTAACCGAGGATACAGGGTTTATCTACAAGATGCCTTACTTTGAAGATTATCTTAACTCTTCAAATAATATATTCGGTGATGATTCTCCTGGAGGCATCTTTAGCGGTACTAAAGATATTACAGTTAAAGCTGGTGGTCTATTAGGAATGCTAGCATCTCCTTTTGAATTTTCTTTTCAAGAAAAAGCAAAATTTTATAATTTTAATCAAGAAGGTGAAACTATTAGTTTTAGCTTCCCTCTCATTAATACAGGGTCAACCACTTTTAATGAAGTAAAGAAAAATTGGCAATTAATATTTTTACTACTATATCAAAACAAACCATCACGCCTTAATAGAACTATAGTTGAACCACCAGTAATTTATGAGGTCAGTATTCCTGGGCAAAAATTTATCCCATATGCATATGTCTCAGCTATACAGGTTTCTTTTAAAGGTGCCCGTCGCACTCTTAGCTTTGAACTACCTTCAGAACTTCAATCTTTATATACATCATCTGGAAATAATGAATATTTTGAATCTGTAGCTTATACAACCAGATCAATTGATGCTATTATCCCTGATGCTTATCTAATAACTATTACTCTCAAGTCACTTCTTTCAGAAACAAAGAATTTTATGGCATATGCACACAATTTAGCACCTGAGCGCAGTAAGATAGAGGTAACTACTAACGGTTCCGCTACATATGGTATTGGTGATTTTGAGTCTAACCAATTTAACACACCTATTCTAGATTCAGGCAATGGCAGTCTAAACACAGGAACAACAGAACTTTTAAATAGCGTAAATCGGAGATTGGTAGCCTGATCAAAGAGCATTTGAAGTTTTTCACATAAATATTGTTATGGATTTAGGCAGTTATCAAAATAAAATTAAAGATTTACCTCCCCTATCTAGACAAAGGTATGAAAATATCTTTAAAATGTATAAAAACGATAAAGGACAATATTATTATAATATTAATAAAACCGTAGTATTTCCTGAAAGCATAGATGAGACAAAGATTAGTTACATCACAGTGAAGCAGAAGCAAGCTTGGACAACTATAAGCTATCATGTATATAAAACAACAGAATTATGGTGGTTGATATGCCTTCTGAACAAAATTGAAAACCCACTTAAACAACCTGAACCAGGAACCGTTCTCAAAGTTTTAAACTATGATGCAATAAATGATGTTTTAATTGAAATACAAAATCAAGTTAAACAAACATGACAAATTACGGCTCATCTTTTTTAGAGGAATACCAATTCAATGACTTTCCCTATCAAATTAACAACAATTTTTATATTTTTGAGGTGTGTTTAGTTAATTACGATGGTAGATTAAAAGTCTTAAACCCTCAGGCTATAAAAGAGTTAGTAATTGAAGATGATTTAACTAGCATTTTTCATAAAGGTTATATTGTGCTTGATAACAAATACGATAATATAGAGAGAACTGCTGTTATTCAAGACACTGTAGCTTCTGATAATTTAAAAGATTTTTTTATGAAAGGTGATTGCCGGGATGTACTACGTGTTACTGTTCTACCTAAAGTCATATCTGGCCCTGCAACTTCTTATGATGATGCAATATTGCAAAGCTTTTTATTAAATTTTGAATTTGCTGTGTATCATGAAGAAGATGTAAGAGATGAAAATATTGACAGTAAAACTAAAAAATTATATTTTTGGGATCTGCATTATGAAATTTTAAGAGAAAAAAATTCTTATTTTTCAACATGCAATCAGCTAAACACACCTAATGTTGCCTATCTTTCTAATAGTGATAGATCTGTAGCTACAGGAGCCGCTCTCTCTGCTGCTTTGCTAGAAGCATTACCTGCAACAGAAGGCTACAAAATAAATATCAGTAAAGACTTTGACCCAGGTGCGGCAACTATCTTTTTTTCTGCACCTGCGCAGTACAAAGCTATTGACACGATAAATTACTTGCTCTTTCGCCATGTATCTACTGCAGATAATAAGTTTGACCCATGTATTTTACGGCTAGAAAGATATCCATCTGAGTTTTCACTTATTAGCTTGGCAGAGTATTTTAAGGGCGCTGTATATGGTTCAGGTAGCAATAACTTGCCTGGTAGGTTTTTTCTGGAAGATTATAAAATTGTTGGGTTTGAAAACACTGTAGGTTCTGAGACCCCGGGTATTTCTTTTACTCTTAGTAAAGGATTTTCACCGCAATTTGCTCCTTATTTCAACACAATAGGTAATATAAATACATATTCTTTCGACAACATGTCCGGTCAATTTACCCAAGATGAATTGGTACCTAAAATAGTTAATTTTTATGGATATAATGATAAACTTTTTGAAATAGATAGTGAGCGCAATTCTACAACAAGTAATTTTGATACAATAAAGAACAACTATTGCGTATTTGGTGATAATAAAGCGTCACCAAAAGTTCAAAATTTAATACCCGGTGATTATCGCGAAAAAAATAAAAATGTGAGGTACGCTTTTGCAAGTGTTGAAGTAAGCCCAGATCAGAGACTATCTCTTGGAAGAACTAAATTTTTGTACGATTATATTTTAAACAGCAATTTATTTATTTTTAAAGTCACTGGATCTACACATCGTCAAGCAGGTCGGTTTATTTCTATTAGCAGAGATACATCTATACCAGAATCAGATTTTGATAAAAAAATACTTGGCATATATCTCATAGTAAACGTCAAGCATAATTTTCAAAATGCAGTTTATACTAATGAATTAGTTTGTGTAAAAACATACCTAGAAGACAATGTCTTCCTCAACCCAATGCATATATGACACCAGAATTTTCCTACAGTACTAACATTAACACAGCTAATGAATTGGCTGCAACACAAACTGTACTTGCACCCAATCAAGAAAAACTACCAATAAAGTCAATATTACCTAAATTAGCTGATATTAATTTCTCTTCAAAGCTAGACCTGCTTAAGCAAGATTCAAATTATGTTGAATTAATGAGCAACATTGAAAACCAAATTAATATTGCAGTGCTCTACTACAACATTTTACAGTCTGGCGACCCAATTACAAATTTTGTAGAGTTTTATTCAGGGCTTAATAATAAACTTTTTGATTATCTTGATGGTGATTTTATAGAATTTTGGTCAAAAAGATACGACAGCGCAATTGAGCCTATTAAGACTCTTGTAGAAGAGAAAATTACAACAAAAAAGAATTATTACAAGAATATAAGTGATTCTATCGGTATTCTTATTAATTCTGACAATAAAATTGATGACTCAACTGCTCCTATATATGACACTACATGTGATATCTATGGAGCTCCTAATTATATACCGGTTCAGTTAAAAAATAAAATTTCACCGATTACAAAGCAGGTTATAACTGATTTAAGCACGAAAACTAGCTCTCGTATGCGTGTAAATTTGCAGAATATTTATTTCGTAAGCCCTGATAATAACCCATACCAAGACTCTACATGCGCACACGGTAAGAATTTAGTTACCGACTACCATTACTATACGAATTATACTAGCGCATTAAAGACTTTTTATTTAAGCCTTGTTGGCTACTACAGTAAATTTTTTGAATATGTTAGATATTATAATAATATAGGTAATTTTACTGGCTGCAATCTACGTGACAATACAACTAATGTTCAAGAAATGGGTAATTCAGTATTTCAATTAAAAGTTGAGTCTGGTAAACCTTATGTCGACTTGCTTTTAAATGAAATATTTCCCGCTAGAAAATCAAAAACAATAAAGGAGTCTATCTCTGCACCTCTTACACAGAATAATACTTATACAGGCACAGCAACAACTCAAACTAACCTAATACCCAGTATAACCAATACTACTTTCCCCTTGCCAGTAAGCATGCTACCTGCTGCTCAAAAAATACTAACAGACGGCCTCTCCAATCTCAATATTAATCCAGCAGATTATTTGAAATCAATTAATATAAATCAGTATATACCAGACTATTTATTTGGCAACCTCACAAATATTATTCCATCCGGGTTTCCTAATATTACTATACCTAATTTTATGGAATTTGCGCAGATTCCTAATTTTATTACGTCAATAAACCCCACACAAATCTCCAGTTTAACAAATTTAGCAAGCTTAAACAATATTATACCCGGTGGTGTTTTTGGCAGCTCTCTGACAAACTTTGCTGGCAGTTTGGGTCAAATTACAGGCACTGCTAGTCAACTTGCAAACTCTTTAGGCGGTGTAGCAAACTTATTTAATGGTGGTATCCCAACAGATCCTATGAGCATCTTCAACAGCTTACAGAGTATCAAGGGTGTTATATGCAATTTCAATATACCAGATTTAAATGGTATGATGAATTTTGATTTTAATTTTGATATTAACTTTGATGAGATAGAGAGGAAGCTGTTAAACCTCCTACCCAAGCTTGACATATCTTTATCTAATTTTGGCGAAATATTTGATAAGCTATCAACAGGTATTCTCGACAAAATAGAAAATACGTTTACCGATTTATATAAGAATCTAACATGTTGCGGTTAATTAATTTGTATCAATTGTTTTTATATCTATAGCTCTTACTTCTTCTGGCTTATTTAAATTATCCATAAGCATTTTGAATACATCTTCTCTTGTTGTAAGCAGTCTTTGTGTCGTATCTTCTTGTTTCAATTGCTTTCTTGCATCTATATCCATTTGCTTTACAGATTTAAGCGTTTCATTTTTCTTATCACTCAAGTTTATCTTATTGAGCGCATCTAATGCAGTAGCTGTAGCTGCTACAAGCTCAGAAAAAGACGCTACATCCTTACTCTCCGGAGATGAAATGATATAATCTTTTACATTCTTTAGCATTGCTAAACTCTCTTCAACAAGAGACCCCGCTCTTTCAACAACAAATTTTTCTAGATCTTCTTTTTTCAAGGGGTTTTGCTCGGCTTCAACCTTTTTAGCTGCTTGCTGCGCTTCTGTTAGCTGACTTAACAAATCCCCCACCATTTCATTAAGCTCTTCACTCATAACAGTATTTATCTTATTTGATTTTATATACACTTATAATATAATAGGAGTATGAACTCTGACCCTAATCTTACATATATGCCTGTGCTTCTCTTTGAAAAGATACACTCTGACGCTAAGCTTCCCACAAAAAACCATGAATCTGACACAGGTTACGACGTCTATTCTATTGAAGACAGAGTAATTCCCGCTAGAGGGTCAGCTGTGGTGAATGTTGGCTTGAAATTTGCAGATATACCTGAAGGATATTGGATAAAGGTTGAAAGTAGAAGCGGACTTGGGTTTAAGCATGGAATTACTGCTCACCCTGGAATAATAGATAATGGATACAGAGGTGACGCAGGTATCAAGCTCTACAACTTAACTGATACCGAGTATCAAATTAAAGCCGGTGACAGAATTGCGCAGTTTGTTGTTTATATGAACATACACATGCTTGTTAACTGGGGAACTGCACAAGCATCTGATCGTGGAGAAAAAGGGTTCGGATCTTCTGGCAAATGAATTTACAAGAAGTTTCAAACCTGTGGGTAGAGAAGTACAGACCGCAAAAACTCGATGACTTCGTAATAACAGATCAAAATCTTGAGATTGTAAATAGTTTTGCTAGCAACAAAGAAATACCTAATCTCTTGCTAGCAGGTAAGCAAGGCTTAGGTAAAACCACTCTTGCTAAGATCTTGGTAAAAGATATTTTAAAATGTCAGTACCTCTATATAAATGCTAGCGATGAAAATGGCATAGAAACTATTAGAACAAAAGTAACAAGTTTTGCACAAACCAAAAGCATTGATGGTGGTATTAAGGTTATTATTCTTGATGAAGCAGATGGCATATCACTAGAAGGCCAGCGTGCACTAAGGAACACTATGGAAGAATTCTCTAATCTTACACGCTTTATTTTAACTGCCAACTACAAATATAGAATCATACCTGCATTACAGAGTAGATGTCAAAATCTTGACATTACACCACCTCTAGACAGAGCTATTAAAAGATGTATTAATATTTTAAAGGCTGAAAAAATTGAAATAGATGCAGAACAAAAATCAATTTTATTGGACTTTATAAAATCATATTACCCGGATATAAGATCTTGCATAAATGAGTTGCAAAAATTTTCTGTTACAGGCAAGCTTAAAATACATAGTTTTTCAAATAATGAACTGTATGAACTTGTGTTCAAAGAAATACAGAGTAAGAATATTAATATTTTAAGAAGAATATTAATTGAAAACGAAAGCTTGTTTAATGCTGACTATGTTTTATTGCTCCGCGGCCTTTTTAAATATATTGAAGGTAGAGATATAGATGTTGATTTGAAGAGAAAATATATGCTAATAATAGCAGAGCATTTGTACAGATCTGCTTTTGTGGTAGATCAAGAGATTAATTGCTTTAGCTGCTTTATTCTGCTAGCAGACCCTACACTCTTTTCAGTTTTTAGGTAAATACATTGCTGTATATGCAGCAGGATCTTTTTGCCCTTCAGCAGGTACAGCAGGTATCTTGACATTTTTATCAAGCAATTCTCTATCACCAGGCTGCATTTTACCACCAACGTCAGAAAATCTTGTTTGCTTTTGAGGTGTTAGGTAGTTTCCTGTATCTTGCAAATTTACTTCCTTAGGGTCAATTTGAACTTTATTATCATATTTAAACTGATCTGGTACAGGTGGTAGATTTGGATAATCATTCTGATGAACAAGTAAATTGGCAGGTACTGTTACAGCTTTATTGTAATCAAATCTACCAGGTGCAGTTTCAGGTACAACCTCTATTGTAAATCCATAGCCAAAGTTATCCGGATTACCAGCACCCATTACTGCAGGAGCAAACGATTTTACATTCTTTACTCTCAAGTTTAATCCTGAATCAATAAGATCTTTTACTGCGTTTTTAATAGATTCTGGCTGATCCTTAAAGTAATCATTCTTTAGTACACTGTTGACAAATTTAACTCTATCACTTGTTAAGAACCCGCCTCTGGTGTATCTACTAATTGCTGCTTCATAGAGCTTTGTAAACTTCTTTTCCATTAATAATATTTATACTATTTATTATGAGTTTCCTACTTAATTTTTACCATAAATATTAATATGGCGTTAATAAGTCTAACTTCTTTAAAAAAACCTGAAGAAACATATCAAGGATACACATATTCCGACTTAAAGTTAGATTTAGCATTTGACTATACAGTCAATAATCAACTTTTAAAAAATAAAGAAATTAAAGACAGTGTAAATAGTCTTGATTACGATGCAATTAAAAATAGCTTATTGAACCTATTTACAACTACACCAGGACAAAAAATTTTAAATCCCGAGTATGGCACCAATTTAATGCAGTATTTGTTTGAACCAGTTAGTATTGAAACAGGTAATTTGATAGGAACTGACATATTAGCTGCTATATCCAAGTATGAACCTAGAGTTAATGTTATAACAATAAAAGTATTTGCTGATCAAATAAACCAGCAGTATAACGTTACATTAATTCTTGCAGTTCCCATTATTAATAATACAGTTCTTAAGCTATTAGGTGTATTAAGTAATTCTGGATTCTATTTTAATAATTAATATGGCAAACCAAAATACATTTAATAATTTTAACTTAAACACTGATGGATATGCAGCGTTTGATGCTCTTTCTCTACGCAACTTAATTATTACAAGACTCAATAGCAACAATATCTTTACTGATCAAAATTTTGAGGGTAGTAACATATCTTCAATTATAGATATTATTGCATATTCTTACCATGTTTTGTTATTTTATTTGAATCAAACAAGCTCTGAAAGCAGCTTTACTGGTGCAGAGCTTTATGAAAATATAAACAAAATTGTTAAACTTTTAAATTATAAGCCTATTGGCAATCAAACTTCTATTCTGTCCTTTGAAGCTACTGCAAGTACACAGCTACAACCTGACACATATACAATACAACGCTATTCATATTTTACATTAAACGGTACAAATTATTCCTTTAATCAAGATGTATCGTTTACTAAAAGCTTAACAAGTAATGAATTTCTAGAAGATTTTAGTGCGCAGAATTTACTCTATCAAGGTATATATACAGAGTATCCAACTTATATCGCAACTGGAGAGCCTTTTGAAGTGGTAACTCTTGTTGCTTTAGATAATACACAAAAAGCAATTAATATAGATCATTTTAATATTGATGTCTATGTGAAAGGAAGCGCTACTACTGGCGACACAATGTGGATTAAATGGACCCCAGCAGAATCTTTATTTCTAGAGAGAGGTACAGCAGAAAAATATGAAATACGTTTAAATGAAAACGGTATGTATGAAATTAAATTTGGCAACAATATTAATGGAAAAAGTTTAAATGCTAATGATCAAGTTGCTATTTATTATTTAAAATCAAATGGCAGCTCTGGGCAGGTTGGAGCAAATGTGCTAAACGGTAGCACACTATTTAGCTATAATACTAATAGGTTTAATGAAATTAAGATTGATACAACACCTGTCAACCTGCAAGTTCTTACACAGGCACAAGCTGCGTTAATTGCATTTACCAATATAAATCCTTCTACAAATTATGTTGAAGCTGAATCTGTAGCAAAGATAAAGCAAAACGCTCCCAATACATTTAAAAGTCAATACAGGTTAATTACAGCGGAAGATTTTAAAAATTATCTTGATGCTAATTTTAGCAACATTCTTGGCTCTGTTAAGGTAGTTAATAACTGGGACTATTTATCTCAACACATAAAATATTATTTTGATATAGGTATTGAAAAACCTAATCTTGAATCGCGCATTTTATTTAACCAAGTAAAGTTTGCAGATTCTTGTAATTTCAATAATATCTATGTGTATGCTGTACCACGATTAGAAAAAACCACATCTCTCACTACCAGAGCAAACTATTTAAATAGTGCACAAAAACAGCTCATAGCAAATAGCTTGAATAGTACAAAAATTGTGACTGCTGAAGTTGTTATAAATGATCCTGTGTATATACAAATAGATCTTGGCTTACAAGCTCCAGGTGAAATTTTAGACCCAGAAATAAGCAATACAACATACTTACAGATTACAAGAACCGTTACATCTAAACGTAACCCTGAAGCTATTAAAAAAGAAATTTCAGAAATTTTTAAAAAATATTTTTCTACAAGCAGTGATAACCTAGGATTATTATTATCACTGACAACTTTAACCAATAGTATTAAATCAATTGAAGGTGTATCTAATATAAAAACAATAAGAATTATTGATAATACTACAACATTAGAAGTACCGGGTGTCAGCTTACTAGCTTATAATCCCGTTTATCCTTATAAAGATATAAATATAATTGCACAAGATACACAGCTTCCTTACTTCAAATTTCCCTATCTCAACAATCCCCTGGATTTTATTAATAAAATTAAGGTAATAACTCCCTCTTTACAATACCTTGAGAGAGAATACTAATGCCATCTGTATATTACACGTATGTATTTTATGATACTATTGGGTATGATGGGAACTCAACCCTAAGTGCATACACTCTTGATATAACACCCATCAAGTTTATACCTGATTTTACTACATGCCCTCTGCTTTCTGGTGAAGTTGTTATATCAAATAAAAAAATTGAATGGAATTTTGGCGACGGTACATATTCAGACACACTTACTGCAAGCCATGTGTACAAATGGCCAGGTGTTTATAAACCAAAATTAACAATTTTTGATAACAATGGTAATGCTTATGATAGCTCTTATAACCCTACCATAATAATACAGGATTTTGTATGTGATAATTTACAGTTTAAAGATTTTAAGCGGTATATTTATGATGTACCTGCAAGTAGAATTATCGAACCACTAACTATACAATATCAAAGCAGCTGGCAGACATATCAAGCGTTAAGCGGTATATATACAATCAACCTCTATGCCTCTGGTGCTGCAGGTGATTTTATTGACTATAATGCCTATATTAATGATAAATGGAGTCATTTAAGAAGCCTTTCAAGGTTTTACCAGCTTCAGCACATCGGTGATTATGATGAATATATTATTGTAGATAAGTTAAACATAGAGGGTACTAAAATATATGCAAAAATTAATGATAATAATCAAATAGAGCGTTGCGCTGAAGTTGATACTGGAGCTTATTTTGCAGGTACAACTGGATCTGGTAATTTTTATTATGTTGATGATAGAACCAAAAATTATACCACCCGCGAGCCACCTATCCTCATCATTGCAACAATGGATAATGCTAAATTTAAGGATTTTTATTCACAGTATAGCGGTATTTTTAACTATATTGATTATCCACCCTATGGATTTCAAAACATAGAACCAGCAGTATTACCAATTATTAAAGTTAGACATAATCCTGCAGCTGAACTGACTATAACGACAAATGGTGTTGATGGCGAGGGTACACTTCCTGTATCAAGCTTTTATTTTTCAGAAAATTCTTTTATTGAGACAGATATACCTTTTGTAGTCAGGTTTAAAGATATAGATTTTTTTACTACTAAAACTTACCCACCACTATACTCCAACAGTATTGAACGAATTAACCCTCCGCTCACATCATATAGTGTGCAGGTTGATCTAGTTGATAATAATTTATTGCAGCCTATCACAGGTGTAACATATTATAGTGATTTTTCACCTGAAATACCGCGTTCAATTGGTGGGTTTTTTAAAGGATATTTTAATTCTAGCACGTCTATGGAAAATGTAAGATTAACTGCAGGGGTAACTATAGAAGACCCTGTTAACTTTTCCAAAGACAGTATTGTTGGCTGGGTAGCTGAGCCCCAGTATAACTACATCAAGAGAATTTTTAAGACTTCATTCTACAATTATTGCGGTGGTTTTGCAGATGTATATCTTTCTGCATATGTTGTTGATTACAAAACACCTGCAAGCACAGAAAGTTATGCTGTTGCTGTAGCGCCCTCAGGCGCTGGTGCAGGAGAAGATTATAGGTCCTGGGTTGCTGATGGAAAAACAGACAGAATTTATAAAATAGATATTTTTGGCGCTATCTTATCTGCATTTACATTATCATCATTTCCATTTTTAGTAGATAACTCTTACGTAATAAATGTAGATTTATCATCTCCCGTACTTAGCAGCGCTGCTCCTAATAGTATCGTTATCGACGGTGATAGTAATGTGTGGTTTAGTTTGTTTGATTCTGTTTCCTGTATAAAGATGCATGGGGTTTCTGGTGTTGGAATAGCTGTTGCGTATCCTAACTTTGAAAACATCGTCTACATATTAAGCTCCGACTACAATCTCCCTGAACTAAGCGGATTTGCAGGTGAAAATTTACTTCTGCCTGCATCTGTTGATACAGATAACAAGAATAATCTCTGGGTAGCTTATACGCACCCTGCTTCTAGTTTATTAATAAAGTATAATCCAAATGGAGCAGTGCTAAATGTTGTGCCATTGCCACCCAATGTGTCGCCAGAAGAAATTGTTGTTGACAGAAACAATTTCATATGGGTCACTGCATTAAACATGCTGACATACGCATATACACTCACAGGAAGAAATGATCTTGTATATAAATTTGATTCAGAAGGCAATATAGTACCAGGCTTTCCCTTATCAGGATTCAGATTAACAGGAAATATTACTGTAGACGGTAAGCAAAATGCTTATGTTGTTAGTGATCGCGATACTATAGTTAAAATTGATGGTGTATCTAACGCGCAGACGTATTATATAGGTGGGTCAGCCGGTGGTAATAAGACGAATTACATATGTAGTATAGGAGGTATTGCTTGTGATACCGCTAATTACCTGTGGACTATTAATAATTTTGATGGGAAATTATATTATATTGATACTTATTTAACTGGGCTAACATCTCTAGACGATCAAGATCAATTTAATCTAGAGTTTCCCACTTTAAGCACAATTATACCAGTAAATGAAATGGTAGAAAGAACATTTCAAGCTTATGGTGACTGGAATGGATCAAGATGGATCAACAAATACATGGTACCATACACGCTAGTAAGATATATTACCGGTGAATCAAATAGTTTTAATCTGTACCCTAAATCCGGCAAATACAACTTACTTAAAATTAATGAAGATTTTGATGCAAGTGCATTTTTAAATAACCTAAGGTTTCAAGAAACACTACTTGATAAAGGAATGTTTTTTGATGAGTTTCTAAAAACTATAGTTGGTGATATATCAGCTCAACCGTATGAGTTAGGCAAAACTATTTATGAAAAAATAGCAAATTTTGTTTCCAATAATTCTGATATTGATAAATGCAATGTAGATAAATTAATTTCTTTTTGTGGCGAACTGGGTGTACAATTTGAAGAGTATAATTATCCTTTTCCACCACAAATTCGCAGATTAGTTGATATTCTTAGCATAAAACATAAGCTACTGTGGGGCGATAAAAATTCATTCAATTTAAATTTTGATACCAAAGGGATGCTATCTAGCAAAGTTTATGGAATTAATTTAGGACATGAATTATCTACAGAAACAAGCTACATTACTTCTGGTAACCCCATTGTCGCCCAAGAAATTTTCTCTGACCTCTATAGCCTTGTCAATAATGTGTATCTTCCCTTTTTGCCACTATCGAGTATTGTGCCGCTTAGCACTTTTGATTATAATTGGGGTTGGGGACTAGTGGTACCCAAAGGATTATCAGGTATAGCAATTAAAAATTATTATAGATTTTACGAATATATACCTACAACTGAAGGTACCTATTATAACAATGTTATTGATTGGAAGAACCCGTTAAATACACTGAATCCAGCTGCAAGTTCATTTGAAGAGTGGAAAAAAACATATGGCACGATGGAAAATCTAATTTCTTACGAGCTAACAAAAGGATTAAGGTTGTTTACTAATGATACTAATATTACATACAACAATTAAATATTTTAATGTCTGATATAGGTAGATTTTATTCACCACGTACCGCTACAACACTAACTAATACTACTTTAGATGGTCAAGAAGTTACATTAACAAATCCACTCAGTTTTATTGAGTGGATACAACTAAATGCTGTTTCTACCGTTGGTTATGATCAGCAGTTTGCTAGATATAATGAATATTTAAGCAATTTTTTTAGTCAAAAAAATGTATCTGTAACAGAAACACAATCAGCTATACGTGAATTGTATAATGCTCTCATAAACGAAATAGTTTTAAATTATTCTAGTACAGAAGAAAGACGGTTTTTACAAAATCTCGACTTTAATAATCCGCACGATACTATTATTGCAGTACCTTTTTTTGCACGCAAGGTTAAAGATATTTGCTTGTATTTTTCAACACTGCGTGATAAAGCTAAGACTGCAGCGGTTGAATACAGTCTCAAAGGTAGTAATAAAGGATTAGAAAAGCTTATCTACAATGAAATCTCTAAAACATTAGAGAATCAAGATTTAACCGAACTAACAAGAACACTCAATCTATCACTTTCTTCCATACGCAATAATACTCTAATTGAACTAGAAGAACTTTACGACAACTACAGTCATTATTATGATATAGGCTCACCTACAGCATCAGCATATAACGCTACTGATTTGAGAGCAGAAGATTTTATACTTAACTTTTTTGACATTGATGCTAATCTATACCTAAGCTTTAACAGTTCTATTATTAGTGCTATCACTAGTTATCCGTACTACTTAGCTGAACTAGGGTACAATAATTTCACAATTATACCAACAGTAGATGCTACACAGCTTAATTTGCTCAAAGATTCAGATTTTATTAATCTCATTAATAATAATACTCAAAGTAATTTAAAGCTCAATTTGCTAGCCTCTTTGAACAAGAAGTACATGGGCACAGATTTTTATTATGTGTCGACAGGTGCTACATCGAATGAACCTGTATCGGGTTTATTGTTTAAAGCTGATGCTCCGTTTGCAAATTATCTCAATAAACTGTATCCCACTGTTGCAGCTGTACCTAATTTAAGCGGCTTAAAAACCGCAAAGCAGCAAGGTCTGTTTTTTAAACCGGATAAAGTTGGGTTTTTAAATTTTAATAACTTTAATTTTGCTGCATTTGTAAATTCTGATAAATTAGCAGCAAACACTGTCTATATATTTCCTGACCCCGAGAAGTTCGGAAACATATCAGGCAATACCAAACAAAACCAATTTAATCCCCTTGACTTTACTGAGGATAATAGTGTAGCTCAAGCTGATTATACAAACAGCTACAAATATGGCGAGGTTTTAAGTGACCCTCTACTACCAACATTCAGAGGATATCAATCTAGAGAACAATCACTACTCTACAATACACAGGGAATATCCAGATACATTGATCCCCAGGATTTTTTCAAGGGATTTAAAAGAGATTCGTGGGCAAATAGTGATGTTTTTCCGCAAGTTCCATCAACTGAGTATCCATTAGAGACAAGGCTTGACACGCTTGTATCGATAGATAAAACACTCATACAATATAAATCTGATGTTTACGGTAATGACTATGGCCTCTATAAATTTGTTAACAACACTACAAATACATCTGATATTTTATCAGCAAGAGATGCAGTAGTAAGTAGGTGCTTGCTATTGAGTGGTTGCGGATTCTTAAATAATGCTTTAGATAGCTATATGTTGAGTGGTATTTTACCCCCAGCGCTTTCTACCATAATATTTAAAACTACTAATAATATACCGCCAGGTACAGGATATTATACCCCCTCGCAGGCTTTTTACAATACAGGTATACCACATTATGCACTTACTGGTAGCTATTCATATATTAATTCTTATCGATATCAGCCAGAAGTATTTTGCTATGATTTTATCCATAATACTCTTAATTGCAATTTTAAAGATGCAGTTACCTTTATAAATCCTAATGGAACACTGTTTACTGATATTCCTTCTGATTATACTTCTTTTGATCCAATTAATTCTGTTACTTACTATGATACACTAGTTGAGGGTGCTACTAATCCTGGTGGGCCTGATTTTAGAGCAAATTTTGCTTATGCACCCTCGTTCCTGTACACACCACCTGCTTCTGCTGTTACTGTTTATGATTGCTCTTATTTTGTAATAAGCAGTTTCACAGATGCTACAGAGCCGTGCAAAGAAGTTGAAGACGCTGGCCATAACAGTGACTTTATCATGGAAAGTAATTTTGTCAACTATCATATACCTCTCAGACAGACTACCTACTTACCCACTGTCTCAAGTCCAGATGAAAACAAGACAATTTATGATGCCAGATTTAAAAACCATGGCAGTTTTTACTTTAGAAATGCTAACAGCTCTTCAGTATCGCCAGTTTCTGCTGCATTATCCGGATTATTCATAAAGTACCCTCGCAATATATATGAAGAACTCTGCAACAAAGTTATAAACTTTGATTTATACTACGATATTCTTCAAATTGAGACAGAAAACTACCTTATTTTTGATAGGCTCACTTATGACGTGACAACAGCTACAATGAGAAGCTCAAATAATAATGAGATATATATAGAGAGAGGGTCCACTAATAGAAATTTAGAAAAAATAAGCACTGTGTGGTTTAGTGAGAGAGAGAATTATTTGTTTATATGTAATATGTTACTGCATCCTACACTGAGTGCATCCAATCTTAAAGCAATATATCCAGTAATTTATTTTCTAGATTTGAACAGTCTAAAACTTAGTCAAATTTATCCTACAATCAATACCAACAATCTATCTTTTTATGATGTGCAAACTTTTTCGTTCTCAGGGACCAACCAAGATATCAATATTACACATATAGACAAGCCAGTTCTCACTTATAGTACAGAATTAGATCAATATACTATATCATATTTTGGTAAGGATACATCTAATTTTGCTTACTTGTTTGTAATAGACTTTAAATACGTGAATGGTGTATTAACTAATATATCTAACCGTATGTACAGACCCACCATTGAACTGAATCATGTTAACTTTGGTAATCCTCTACCTGCACATTATGGTACATATTATGTTGCTGGATCCAGTTCAGGAGCAATCATAAACGGGGAGTTTGAATTCGGAGCATAATATGGCATTTGTACAAGCAGCAACAGCCAATACATTATTAACCGCTTCATCAGGGTTTTTTAATAGCAATGTTTATTTGGTATCTGGTACGGATTATTATGTTG